TTGTTCGTGCGACCGCTGGGTCAAGATGCCGACTGGATTGACATCAGCTATGGCACCTTGTTTTGCGTAAGCGGCCAGACGCCCCAGCCTCAGTACAACTACATCAGGATTTCCCAGATTCGTGGGCAGTATGAGTTCAAGTTAGCCCCTGTCCCTGGGACGGTAGCTCACCGTTTCTTTACCGATCGAGATGTCTGGTTGCTGCGACCAGGTAGTCGCTTTTCCTATTCAACTGACAACTTTACGATCGTTTTCAGCGGCACGCCCTTTCGTCTAACGGTGGCTGAACAATGTAACCGTGAGTGGATTTTTGGTACACCACCGGATGATTTTACCGGAGCGGTCGTCGGCGTAGACCGTTACACAAACGGCATCGGCGTCCCGTTAAAAAAGGATTGGGTGCTTGTATCTACCAGATTAAACGCAGACAATAATGTTAAGAACCAATGGCCTGCAGGGGCTACTAATACACTTGCTTCAACCGTTTATTTCCGCTGGGATGGCAATATTGTTGGCACTCAGCCTTACGACAATAACACTGGTAATGTAGCTTCCTTAAACGTTACTGGCGACGTGCAGTACCGCGCCACAAACCCAACTGTAGAGACGATCTTAGTCCCATATCCTAAGGGCGGCTCCCAGTACATTAGCTATGAAGCTTCAATCTCACGCTACGAATGGCAAGCAGTAGATACTTCAATAACTAACCAAGTCGTAAATGCCAGCGGTGGCAGTGGCAGCGGGCTGCAGTTTCGCGTAAGGCAGTATAACAATGGTGCCATTGATTGGAGCATCGAAAGCCAAGGAACGGGGTATCAAAGTGGAGATTCTGTGTCCATCCCCGTAGCAAACCAGACCGTCATTCTGCGTACAGACGAAAGAGAGCTCTTAACTGAAAATCAAAATCCGTTCGACGCAATTACAGACTTCCCGCTGTATGACGCAGAACGCAGCAGCCACATGGACGGTCCCGAGCACGAAGTCGTCTATGTCAACGAGCAGCTGGCGCAGTCCGCAAGTCAATATGACAACTTGGCCATTGCTGGACTTCGCATCAATAGCTCAAAAGAGTGGTCAAATTTCAGCTCGTTGTCCGCTTTTATCAAACTGGGCACCCGCGTAAACCGCCTTCTTACACCTAGCTTCTCGGCAACTAATCTGCTGCCTGAGATCGCCTATGCCCTTCTAACTGACACAACAATCGGCGCTGGTGCGTCAATCGGCACCCAGCAAGTAGACAAGGATCGCATGACTCTTGCTGCACAGTTCTGTCAGGCAAACAACTTCACTTGGGACGGTGTTATCAGCGATCGCGTTAACCTAAGGGAATGGATTTATGAGCAAGCCGGATACTGTCTGCTGGACTTTACGATCCTTGGTGGCCGTTTCAGTTTGGTGCCATCGGTGCCATACAACACTAACTATGTCATCAATCCTGAAGGCAAACCGGCAGTAAAAGCTCTATTTACTGACGGCAATATCCGCAATATGAAAGTGACTTGGTTGAGCCCCGAGGAGCGCCGTTTATTCAAAGCCACTTGCCTATGGCGGCAGGACAAGGATAACGGCTTCCCTGAAACCAAGGTCGTCAGCGTCCGACTAGCAGATTTTGAAGGAGGCAGTGAAGGCGACCCAGAAGAAACTTTTGACATGAGCGGGTGGTGTACGACGCAGGAGCACCCGCTGACTTTTGCCCGTTACGCGCTAAAGCTGCGCCAGTTAGTTGATCACAGCGTCACCTTTGAGACGACGCCCCAGGCGGCGATGAACCTGGCGCCTGGCGAATACTTCAGGCTGGTTTCCGAGGTGACGCACACCAGCCGCTTCAATAATGGCAGCATTTCCGAGGACGGTATTATCCAGAGCCAAGACCTGCTGGATGGCAGCTACTCAATCCTTTATTGGGTGCCTGGAACGACAGAGGTGCAAAGCGGAACACTAACGGCTACAAATGGCCGCACCACGCAAACTGTTTTGTTTGGAACCGTTTTTGCCTTAAACAACACGACTACCGTCAACCGGCTCTATAAGGTTGAAACGCTTTCCTACGGCGAGGATGGTTTGGTCGATGTCGCGGCGAGTTACGCGCCTTTGACGGACCGTGGAACGCTAGCCGTTCTAGACTGGGGGGACGATGAGATGTTTGTCATCGAAACCTACTGATGAAAAAGCCTAAGCTGCCATAAGCCAGCGCATAGCCATGCCTGCCCTGTTTCCTGCTATACGACCAACAAGCCGCAGCTATCGTCCTGGCAAGTTTCCCCAGGTTGAATTTCAGGCACAAAACGGCGCCACTACTGTTATCCGCTTCGGGCAGAAGCCCTTCAATTCCGAGCTGCAACTAGCCTTTGCCAATATCACCGATACTGAAGCTGCACAAATCGTGGATCATTACGAAGAGCGCATGGCGCTGTTTTCTAATGTTACATTTAGCGCCAGCAACGTTTTGTCTGGACTCGGATCAGCGTTGTCCGACAAGGTCATAGAGCTTGATACAGGTCTCGTTTGGCGCTATGCCGAACCTCCGCAAGTTGAAAGTGTCTACCCAGGCGTGAGCACAGTCACCTGTAAATTTACGGGTTACTTAGACGGTGCCTAGAATGGAACCACAAGCATCGACGGATCATGGCGTTTTACAGCGGTCTTAGCGGACAGCTTTACCTTGGATCTACCAAGATCGGTAAAGTCCAAAACTGGTCACTGAATGTGACGCAGGCTGTACTGGAAACGACCTGCCTTGAAGACACTGATCGCACGTTGATCAACGGTGTGCGGAGTGCCACCGGCGGCTGTCGTGTGTTTTACCACTCTGATGGCACAGCTACCAACTTCATTACCAATCTCATTAAAACTGGCGGCACTAGTGCAGAAGACGGCGTAGCTACGCAGTCTGATGTTGTCACTTTCAAGCTGCACGTTGATAGCAGCAAATTTATTCAGGTTTACGCTTGGATTACCGGCGTAAGCATGAGCATGGCAGTCGGGGAAGTATTTGCCATCGATGTTACTTTTGAGGTGACGGGTCAAGCCATCAGCTCAAACCTCTGATGTCGATTTACCTTGGGTATACCGGATCAGTTGAACTGGACCGGGATTCTACGGATGCACCGCTTGAAACCACACTGGATCCAAGTGATGTCAATGTATCGCGTCGTCGGTTTTCGGTTGATTTTCGTGCCAACACGTTAGTCACAGGGGATCGTATCGAGATTGCAACTGTAGACGGATCAAATCTGCAGTTAGTGGATGGTCACCTTTACCCAGATGGCCAGTGGTATGTCCACTTAGATGAAGCGGGTGGCTTGCGACTTTATGATCGCTTTCAAGCATCACTTTCTGGGGCGCAAGGCGATGCCGTCGCACTAATTGCGCCTAGCGCAACGCAGGCTATTACAATACAAACTAAAAATGATCGTTATAGATTTGTGGCAAAAATTAAAGACTTTGAATTAACTACAACAAGAGACACTGTTGATTTGACATCCCTCGGCAGTGAATTTCGCAGCCAGTACGAACAGGGACTGATATCAGGACAAGGCGCGTTGAATTGTTTTTGGGAAAGTTCTCCAACGGTTGGTTTCGCTAACTACAGTGGCAATGAAATTGAGTTCCCTTCGTACTTGGCGCGGTTGGTCGTTCGCGTTCAGCAGGGCGCTGATTTTAATGGGCGGTTTTTCATTTACGCCGGAACACCAGAAAACCCTGAAAGCGTCTGGTATGAAGCCAAATGCGTCATTACTAATGTCGCCGTTTCTGTTCCAAACGACACCGCAATCGAAACCCGCGTTGATTTTGTGACATCTGGCGACATCGTCCTAAAACAAGGATTGCCGCCGTCCTACATCTTGCAGGAAGACAGCTCTCACCTGCTACAGGAAGACGGCAACCGCTTGTTGCAGGAGAACTAAACTGTGCGTAAGCGCTCTGCAATCTAGGGGAGTAAGACCTTGCCAGATCTTGAGATCTCGAATCTGCCAGTCCTTAGTGCAGCGTCGCTGCAAGCCACGGATCCGCTTGCCATTGCGGACCTGTCGGCAGCAGAGACCAAAAAGATTACCGTTAAGGACCTGCTTGAGGGTGGTTTCGACCTGGTTGATGATGCCACCATCCCGGCGGCGAAAATCTCGGGCAGCACTATCGGGGTGGGCAGCGTTGATACCGCTGAACTTGCCGATCTAGCAGTCACCACGGCAAAAATTAACAATGATGCAGTAACTTTTGCCAAAATTCAAAACATCAATACCGATGTTTTGCTCGGTCGCGCTAGTGCAGGCGCTGGTGATGTAGAAGAGATTGCCTGCACGCTGGCAGGCCGTGCGCTGCTTGACGACGCAGATGCCGCCGCTCAACGCACCACGCTTGGGTTAGGCACACTTGCCACCCAAAGTGGCACCTTTAGTGGCACCAGCTCTGGCACCAATACGGGTGACCAGACAATCACACTGACTGGTGATGTCACTGGAAGCGGCACCGGCACTTTTGCCGCAAGTTTGTCAGCCGGATCAGTCGATACCATTGAGCTTGCCGATGGTGCAGTTACCTACGCAAAAATCCAAGACACCAGCAATACCGACATCATCCTTGGTCGTGGATCAATCGGTGCTGGCACGCTTGAGGAAATCACCTGTACTGCAGCAGGTCGCGCATTATTGGATGACGCTGATGCAGCAGCACAGCGCATTACTCTCGGCCTCGGTGATTTAGCAACATCAACCGGAACCTGGGTCAACGGTTCTAGTTTCAGTGGTACGAGCAGCGGCACTAATACAGGCGATCAAACGATCACGCTGACAGGTGATGTCACAGGTAGTGGCACTGGCTCATTTGCTACATCAATAGCAAACGACAGTATTACTGAAAGCAAGATTTCAAATAATGCCATTACTTACGCAAAACTTCAAGCTGCAACCAGCGGTGATGTTTTGCTCGGTCGCGCTGTTAGTGCCGGAACTATTGAAGAAATTAGCTGTACTGCTGCTGGTCGTGCGCTGCTTGGCGGTGCCGACGCCGCTGCTCAACGCACCACGCTTGGATTAAGCAGCCTTGCCACTGCGACCGGCACTTGGGTTAACGGTTCCAGTTTTAGTGGCACTAGCAGCGGAACTAACACAGGCGATCAAACTATTATCCTCACTGGCTCTGTAACGGGTAGCGGCACTGGCAGCTTTGCAACAAGCATCAGCTCGGGAGCGGTTGGC